TGTTCCACAATGGTTTCCGTGGACAGAATACCAACGGACTTGGAACAGTTTTCAATGGATTCCGATTCATTGATCAGAATATCCCTGTTGAACACAATCGTCACATCATCCGTGAAATCTCCAACGCCGGTGTTGCTGAAGTGGTTGTTGATGAACCACAACAGTTCTTCAAAGGCCGCTTGGAACTCGGTTTCCATGCCGTTTGCGTCAAGGTCAATGTCAGAATACATGGATTGAATGTTCATTTGATTGGGGTTGCCACTCAAACGATCATCCTTGGCATCGTAACCACGGGCATTTTCAATCAAGGACTTCTTCAGAAGTTCCAAAATGCCCTTGTAGTTCTCTGCATTGATTTCAACCTGAAGGGTTTCAACCCCGCCATCCTCACGAACCTTCACGGCTCCATAGGTGGAAAGGTTGTGGCGGAACTCACCAAGATTTTCACCATCATAGTTCTTCAGAACCAGAATGGTGTTCCGTGCGTCCTCTTGCATATTGTTTTCAAAGTCGGAAATCATGGTGTTGATTCCATCCTGAAGGGTTTTCACACGGCGGATCAGGGGGATTTCCTGCTTGTTATACTTGAAGGGAACCAGCGGAATCCTTGTCCAGTTGAAGCCCTTGGGTTCCTGCCCTTCTTCCTCAACCATGAAATAGTTTTCGTGTTCACCGGCTTCCACATCGGCAATCAGCATATCATTCTGATAGATATACCGGTAAATGCCATCGGCTTTGAAGATTTCCACCTTCTCCACCTTTTCCTTCTGGTAGCCGTTCCACACTTCTTGGGTGTAGTAACGAATCGCACAATCAAGGATGGTGTGATCATCGTCAGCCCAAAAAGGAAGAATGTCATAGGCCGGGAAATGCTTGAAGGTCAATTCACCAGCTTCATTGTAGTAAGGATAAAGCCAGCCAATGCCACCGTTCAGAGCATCTTCACAAACATATTTCAGAAGCCGGTAAAACCGTTTGTTGAAAACCTTGCCCAAAGCATCCGTGTAACCCTTATCCTGACAGTTCAGGGTGAAGGGCTTGCCCACAAGGTAGTTGGTTTTCTGATCCACCATCAGGGCATATTGGTTATCAATCAGGCGGTTGTTCGGAAGGTTCGTCACCACCTGAAGTTGACCGTTTTCACCAATGATTGTGCGCTGACGCTGAAGAATGTCATGCTGTCCTTCATAGTACAGATCACCCATAACCTGATCCTTGCGGCGCTGACTATTCTTCCATTCCTTGATTTCAGCGGCGAAGAACTGATTTTCAGTCATGCCGGTTCGCCCACCCTGAAGGATCAGGCGGTTGATACGCTCCATAGCGTTATCCAGAAACATATTCACTTACCGCCTTTCTTCATTGCTTAATAAACACAAACACACGGAAACCGTGCGTTTTTCGTGTGTTTTGTTACTATCATGTTATTAGTCGAAGCTGAAGGCGGGGCCAACCAACATATCTTCCAGCCCGTAACGCATAGCGTCCATAAGGTGGTTGAAATCATCAATGGGAACATTGATCTTGGCCCCGAACTTATCTTCTGCCCATGTGTAGTTTGAAATCTCGGTGATGAAGTTCACACACCGGGGATGAACAATGATGGTGTAATCCTGAATGTACTGGATTCCATTGTTCACGCTGTCTTTGCCCTTCCGGGCGGCTCTGATACGATGAAGGCCAGCATCCCGCAATTCATCAATGCTCTTGGGTTCGGCACAATCGGCCTTGATCCGTTCCTTGCCGTAGCCCATGCCCGTGATCCGGTCACAGATTGCCCGGTTCGTCAGGGCCTTTTCATACAGTTCATCAAAAACCCAAATGGTTCTTTCCTTCTCACTCACCAGCCCACAGAACAGGGCCGTGGGATCGTTGGTATAACCAAAGTCAAGGCCGAAGGCGCTTTTCACATCAGGCTTTTTGGAAATAGCCAGATAATCAAAGGCTTCTTCCCGCCAATTATCGAAAATCAGGCCATCCACAATGCCCCAACCCCCAAGGCCAGCCACCTTGTAGCGGCGGGGGTTGTTTTCCTTCATGGTGTTGAACACCTTCAAATCCGCCGCATCCAGCCATTCATTACACAGGTAATTGGTGGTTGTGGCGTAAATCTGCCCATCCGGGCTGATCCAGCTATCATGGAACTTGTATGTGGGGTTCCCTTGGGCATCCTTGCCGGTGATCTCCCCGAAGAAGCGTTTCCTGATCCAATGCTTTTCGTTCCACGGGTTGAATGTCAGCGTGATTTGCTTAAACAGGCCGGTTTCTTCCGGGATAGCACCACGGATGGATTCATCCAGCATATCAAAATCAGCTTCATTCATGATTTCGTATGCTTCTTCAATCCAGCACCAGCACAAAAACCCTATTTCAACCGTAATTGAAGTGACCTTCAGGGGATCATCAAGGCCCCGGAAGTAAATCTTCTGACCGGTGGGAAGGTAAGTCATTTCAAGGGGGCTTTCCTTGATTTCCCAATAGGCCGAAACCCCAAGGCGGTTGATTGCCCATTTCAGTTCGGTGAAACAGGAATCTTTCAAGGTTCTGAACACCTTGCGAACCACAAGGGTATTGGCTTCCGGGTATTGCATCATCCGTTTGATGATGTTCAGGGCCGTGGTCTTGGATTTCTTGGAAGCACGGCTTCCCTTACACACTCGGTAACGGCCTTTGAAGTTCCAGAAGGTTCCGTAACCCTTACCAACCACTTCAGGAAGGTGAACCCGCTTGGCCTGTGGGCTAATCTTCAAGTTGATCATCCCCCGTGATAATCACCGGAACGGCCCCTTCCACACCTACCTTGTCCGTGAACATACCATAACGCTTGCCGATCAGTTCAGCGGCCTTCAGCCTTTCCTTGGCTCCAACCTCTTTCTGCGTCAACTCTTGGCAACCGTCACCGCACAGGATCGGGATTTCTTCAGTATGTTCACCCCGCATCACCGAAGTCAGGTATTTCATGACTTCTTCAGCATCAGCGATCTTGGCCGAATGAAGTTTTTCAAGTTCGGTTTCGATGTACGCTTTCAAGTCAGGTTTTGCAAGGTTTTCAGAACCCGTCTGCTTTGCGGTCTTGGGCGAATACCCCGCCTTGATTGCCGCATCCGTAGCATTGCCGCTGATCAGGTATTCATCACAGAACTTCCGCTGTCTTGGTGTCACAGGTATTCACCCCTTTCATCAGGCATAGAAAAAGCGCCCCGGTTTCCCGTAGGCGCAATTTCTTATTTACTATTCTACCGATTCTTTACTCTGTTTGGAACCGGTGGCACTCTGGTTTTCTCGGTTGTTTAGAAAGTCGCTGTTTGCCTTGGCAAAAGCAAGTAAACCCTTTCCGTGAAGTTCAAAAACCCATTGCATAGAATAATTCAGTTCTTCAGAAATATCTTCCCATTTTTTCAACTGAATATAGCGCCCGATCAGAATATTTTGCTGATCAAGGTCAGGAATCCGGTTGATCATGGTGAACGCTTCCTGTTTCATGCTCACAAGTTCATCAATCCGGGCATTGATCTTGGCTTCAAGATCAATAATCTTGGTGATGGTTTCTTCAAGGGTATTCTTGGGGCCTGAAGTCTGAACCTTGTCCTGTTTCAGTTGGCTTCCGGTAGAAGTCAAGCTGGAACGCAAGGTTACAATGGTGCTATCAAGCCGATTGATCAAACGATCCGTTTTCCTGATTTGGGCAAAGTATTCTTTGGCCTGTTGGGAAAGGTCTTTGTCATTCACTATGTAACACATCCTTTCTGCGGTGGTCTGTTCCGTTTTCATTGCATCTGTACCGTTAATAAATGCTGAAAAATCAAGTGATTTCAGGACTTTGGAACGCATGGAACAGATAAAACGGGCAGTTCCTTATATACACATTTCTTATATATTTTTTTCTTTATAAGAAGAAAGTATATTTACATCTGTTCCATCTGTTCCGTTCCCTGAAAACAACTGAAAAAGCCTGATATATCAAGGGTTTTCGTGCGGAACAGATATAGAAAAAACATCTATTCCATACCTGTTCCACACGCTGTTCCAACCCCTACTGAAGAAGCACCTGTTCAGGCGGAAATATTGTCCGAAAGATACCAGACAATCAGGAACCAAACAGGATCAATGCTGAAATACTCGGCCACGGCCATAAGCAACAGCACAAGGGTCAGCACCACCAGCATTTTCTTCATCGGCGTTCCACCGTTGTTCCTGCAATTTCAATGGCTACCGCCATACCCTTGAAATCACATTCATCACCTTCAACTTCCAAGGTGTCACCATCAGCATTTTTCAGAACGGCGGTATAAACTTCATTTTCTTCATCATAACTGAACTGACAATCATTTTCAGAATAGCAGTCAATATCTTCTTGGTTGTCACACTCCAAAAAGGTGAAATCCATCAGTTCAGCGCCTTTGCAGTTGCCGCCGATTTCAAAGGAAACATGGCCGGTATAATCCCATTGCATGAAAGTCACCCGGATTGTATGGACACCATGAAAATTAGGGTCATAAGAACTGATCATTTGTATTCCCTCCCGGTCTTACGGTCTTTGATTTCAATACGGTTCAGAAGTTCAAACCCCGCCAAACGGGTGATGTACTTCAGGACGAAGATCAGGGTGTTCACCCGCTTCTGCTGTTCATCCTCGTCACGAATGATGTTCTTTGTGCCGTGGTAGGCTGTCGGATCATGATACCCTTCAGCATTTTCCCAAGGTTTAGGCATCGGTTTTCCCTCCTTCTTCTCTGTACCATTCTTCAATGTCACACCCAATGTCCTTCAACTTTTTACGGGCCAACCACCCATCATCGGCCTGTTCCATCAGATAATATTCCCGTAGCTTCAGGGTTTCGGCATAGAACAGCTTCCACGCCAGCTTCAGGCGCTTGGGGCCAAATCCAAATTGGGTATGAAGCATCCACAGGATGGATGATTCTTTGTCCATGTCAAAGGCCCGATCATTTTCCACAATCTGTTTCTTGATTTCCTGATCCAAGGCCCGTTCTTCAGCTTTGTTGAACTGAACGGCGAAGATTTTACCACCGGACTTCTTAAACATCGGCATGGTATTCACTCCAAATATCATCGAAGCACACCGGAATCAGCCAATGAACCTTGTCCAACAGGATCAAGGCCACTTCCCGCATCTGCGGGTGTGCGGCGGGTGAACAGCGCAACTTCAGGAAATGCCGCCATTCACGAATGTTGGCCGTCATGACCACTTCCGTTTTCAGGCTGTTAGGCAGAACAGAACGGGCTTCTTGCGGTGTGCATCCTTCCGCCAGCATATCAAAATAGCGAATTTCCACCCCTTCACAGGCATCCCGCCAATAGTCATAGGCTCTGGAACCGGGTTCAAGGAAGCAAGGTTCAATCACCGTGATTTCCTCACCGAACTTGCCCTTGCCGTAATTGCAATAGCGGGTGGATTCCTGACAGTAAGAAGCCATCCGGTGGCGGACGATCTCATGAGAAACCCCACGATCACAAATGAACTTCACCGTGAAGGAACAATGTTCCAGAACCGCTTCATGTCCACGCTTGATGATCCCGGCAACGAACTTTTCAGCGGAACCTTCCGTGATCTTATCCTCGGACTTGTAGCAGACACGGCCACATTGTTCCAGCCGCTTCAGAATGGTGGCCCCGTCAATCGGGGTGATGAACTGCACATCAGACTTGATAATTTTCATTGTTCTGCATCCTCCTTACAATCTGCCGGGTAAAATCTATCTTCAACCCCATTGTTTTTATGAACACATTCATCACAAGGGGGTTCATCCCCGAACTTGTCACGGTGCTTACAACGGCGGCACGGTTCCAAATTCCGTTTCAGTTTTGGAACCTGTGGATTTTCGCTTTTGTCGATCCGGGTTGGTATGTCCTGAAGTTCCGGGTGTTTGATTTCCATGTAAAGGGCAAACAGGATGTTCCAAGCCGCCGCCCGAAGATGGGGTTCATCCTTCATACCCATCATGTACTTGGCAAGGTGGCGGAAGGCCGAATCAATCAGGCTGTGGATGGGAATACCCTTTTCACAGTTCCGTTCACCATACTTCAAGGCCCCTTCTTCACAATGCTTGGAAACCTCCACCAAGGCTTCCCACGGAAGTAAATCCATGCGGCCTTTGCCGCTGTGCATATCACGAACAGCGCCGGTTCCAAACTCGGTGCGTTCACCGCTGTCTTTAATCATGCCAACCAGTCAACCTTTCTAAATTATTTTTCAATCCGGCCACAATCTCACGGGCTTCCATCGTGCCCGTATGCTTTGCAATGGCTTCATTCCGCCGATCCGTCAAGAAACCACGATCCAGCGGGTGACACTTTTCCAAATCAGCATTACACCGGTTGATTTCTTGAACCAAGGCTTCAGCACGGGCCTTCAGCCGGTCTAAACATTCCTGAAGAATGGCCTTCTGGTATTGGGCGATTGTTTGAATGTTATTTTTCAATTCAGGATCATCCTGATATTCAATAGCTGAATTGACATCCAGGCCGTGTTCGGTGCAAAAGGTTTCTGCATCAAACAGACTATTGAACACCCGCCGCCCAACCTTGGCATAGGGAATGTTTTTGTTCTTGAACTTGGAATATTCGTGGGTCATTCTGTGTCACCGCCTTTCACAAATACACGGGTTTTTCGGTTTCTGATCCACTTGGGAACCGTTGTGAAGCCACAGCGTTTTGTGATCTGCCGGGAAAACTCAATCTTGGAAAGGGCTTGGAAGTTGTTTGCAATGCAATATTCCTTATACCGGCGATACACGGAATCGGTGGCTTCATTTTCAATCCCGTCAAGGCCAACTTCATTGATGAACCCAATAATGGGGTTGTTGTTTTCCTCATATTCGTCCAACTGCCCCTGAACTCTGCTGGAAGTGGTGAACTGTGCGTTCCCAAGAACCCGCTTCAACCCCTGAAGGCCAAGCAAGGCCAGATATTCCATAGAACCCTGTTCACACAATTCATCCTTGATGAACGGGCGGAAGTCAGCATCATTGGGGGTGAACTTGGCATCGAAGGGAACGATCACCAAACGCCGCTGAACGGCTCCGGTTTTATCCTTGATACGGGGAATGTTGTTGGCGCTGAACAGGAACTTGGAATAATTGTTGAACTCAAAAGGATCTTGGCCTTTGCGCTCCACATTCACCCGATCACCCGTGACCAGCTTCTTGAACACGGAAGCATTGGCAATAAATTCATCACCAATATCATCACCGATGTTCGCCAGCTTGCCAAATAGTTCAGCGGTTTTGAACCTATCGCCCAATTCCTTCAGGTCAAGGGAAGCAATGTTCTGATCCCCAAGAAGGTTCTTCACCACATGAAGAAAGGTGGATTTGCCGTTGCTCTTATCGCCAATCAGGATGAAGGCTTTGCCAAGTTCATTGCGGCGGTACATACAATAGCCCACCATTTCTTCCAGCAAGGCCCGAACTTCAGGATCATCACAGGCCAGCCGGTTCAAGGTATGATCCAACAGATCATCATGGGCGGCGGGGTTGTACGGCCACGGAATTTTGTTTGTAATGACCACATCCGGGGTGAACTCTTTGAAAGAACCATCCCGGATATTGTAAAGGCCGTTGCTGAAAGCAATGATATTCGGGTTGGTGGCCTTGGTGTTTTCCTCAATCATGATTTCCAGATAGGACAGGACTTCCGAACGCCACGCCCGTTTCAGGTTGCTGATCAGCTTGATCATGGCCCCTTCAATCTCACCGGCACCGGAAACATAGATACCATCCTTGTAAATGTGAAGCTGGTTATTGATCTTCACAATATGGTTGTTGTTTTTCAGGTAGGTGGCGAACTTATCAAACAGGAAGGTTTTATCCCGGAAGAAGGATGTTTTCTTGAAGGCATCATCCCGAAGGATCACATCAAGTTCCTTGTCGGAAAGGGGCTTCTTCAGCACATAACGGTTAATCAGCCTGATACATTCACGGGCTTCTTCCTTGGTAAAATCGTCACTCTGAAGGGTCAGAATGTAGTTGAACAGTGTTTGGTTCCGCCCATCACCTTCCCCAAGGTTCGGGAAATCATAGTTGCTTTTCACCGGGGTCAGCCACTTGGGAAGTTCCTGAATCTCCCCTTCCGGGAAGTCATACAGAATGGGCCGTTCCACGCCACCGGACTTCAAGATTTCATAGCTGTTATTGGCTCCAACCTTTCCATCCGTGGTGATACCCACGGCCAAGGTGCATTTCGTCCAGCTTTTTTTAACACCACAGTTCTTGAACAAGAAGTGTTTTCCCCGTGTGGTGGCGTACACTCTGCACTTCAGTTCTAAATCCTGAACCATTCTGAACAGAAGTTCAGATGTTTCCGCATCATCCACATCAATCAGGATGGTTTCTTCCCCAAGAATACCGGCGTATTCATCAAGGTCTTGGACTTCTGAACGGGTTTTCAGTTTTTCAACGCCTTTGAACTTTTCAAGGCATTGTTTATTTCTGGTAGGCACATAGCCCCTAAACAGTTCCATGCTTCAACGCTCCCCCCCCCGAAAGGTTTTATTGTTCATCGTTCCACCCCGAAATCTTTCAACCGATCCCAAGCAACATCAATGTAATATTGCTTGTCCAGTTCATCCGGGATAGGAAGGTTGGTCACATCATCATTGATGAAGAAACAATGATCCGGGGTGTTGCCGAACTTTTCAGGGTTCTTTTCCCGGCCCTTGACGATTTTCCCGGAAACCTTGAAGATTCCGCCCTTGCTCTGATCCTTGGAAGCGAACACTCGGAAGGTTTTATCCGTCTGAACCTCACCGCCGCTGAAGCGGGTGATTTTCTTAGAACGGCCTTTTTCATCCCTGATCTTAGCTTCCGTAACCACCGGGGAATAAAGGGCATATTTGTACTTGCTGGACACCTTCACAACCTTCTGAAAATCTCGAAGATTGGAACATTCCATGATGGTTGTTTCCGGGCTGATCCCATGAAGGAAATAGTTCACAATGGCCCGGTTGACAATGGGAAGGTCATAATCCAGATCAGACAGCTTTTTGACATAGGCACCCTTGCACTTCCAGCGGGGTTTCCCTTTTTCATCACGAAGCGGCCCGGAAGGAACAATGATGTAATTGTTCACATCCTTCTGATACACCTTTTGAAATTCATCAAATTCAAGGCGCATCCCGGTTCTTTGCTCCCACTCCCAACACAGATCGTCCAGCATTTCAAAATCTTCATATCGGCGAAGTTTGACCAAAATACCATCCGTGTTGCTCTGGATGATTTCACAATGATCTTCCAGCCGTTCAATCAAATCCAGAAGAAGAAGCTGACCGCCCACACAAACATTGTTGGCTTGCCGGGGGTCATACATGGCGTTGTGCTTATCTTTCATAGCGCCATAGGTGCTGTTCAGAACGATTTTATAAGGCTGTTGCATGGGGTTCTTCTCTGCCTTCAGCTTCAGGCGGGTGTGGTAGATTTCCGCATACTTGGAAGGATCGTGAACATTGCGGGAAAGCCACTTATAAACCAGCATCAAAGATGGGTAATAGGAAGCCACATCCACATTGACGAACCA